TTATAGCGTTTAAGTTAGGAACAAATGAGATTAAGAATTTAGCTAAATCTGGAAGTTGATTATAGTTTAAATTTAAAGCATTCAATAAATCACCAACTCCAGTATTTTGAATATTATTAAGTGAATAATTATCAATAATTGGAATTTGAGTATTTCCAACTCCCAAAGTTGAAAGATTAATAGATATATTTGAAGCTGATAAACTATTAAAATATTGTTCTATTTTTTCACATGCTTGATTTCTATTGATAATCGTATTTGCGGGTTGATAAACTGAAAGATCAAAGTAAGTTTCATCAAAGACTGCGGGTTGATAAAGTACACTACAAAGATCTACATAATCATCATAAAGCTGAGTAAAACTGTTAATTGCCTGAATTCCAGAAGTTTGTCCAAAAATTCCACTTTGTCCCAATTGTAGAAAATTAAATGAATTTGTATTTGGATTAAATATTGACATTGCTAAATTGTTTAATGCAGATAATAAAGCTGAAATAATTGTAGCATATGCAATTCCATAATTTGTATTTATACCTGGCGGAATTGAAATATTTTCAAGCGGAGTTGGCAAAACTGAAGAAACCCCGGCGTTAAACATTGTACTGAAAGCGGGAAATGATTTTCTATTTAGCACTTTTTGATAAAGATGATACTTCATTTGTGCAATTGATCTTTGTCCTACTTTCTTTCCCATAATTATTATATTTGCAAAATTCCGGTATATATGTCATGATAAAACTCAATTCTAATACATAATATAATGTATATCAGTTTTACTCTTTGATCTCATTATATTCACTGCAATAAGTATATATTTGTCATAATTTGAGCTATAAATATATGCAATTACAATTTCGAATAGAAGAAGCGAAAAGTAAAGAATTAATAAAATTTGTAAGAATGTTGATAGATTATTATCATTCTCAAGGTATGCCTTTAGGTGGCGGAGCTGGAAAAAATTCTAGATATTTTATGTATATTGCTAATGAAAAAGAAAGTGTCGAGCAAAGCTCGCCACAACAAGATTTTATTGTAGCTGTAGCATGGCTCCATGACAATACGCCATTTAGATATATAGCTCAAGAATACAAAATTCCAGATAATAGAAGTTATTTTATTAGAAGAGTTACAAAAACAGCTCCTGGAGATTATGACATTAATTTTCTAGTTGACTTATCTAAAAAACTTAAAAATGATGGTTTTGAAGTTTTATGGACTCTTGGATTTCCAGAACATTCAAATACTTTATTCAAGAAAGCTGGATTTATTGAAGTTGGAAAAACAAATAGAACTGGTCACCCAATTTTTGTAAAAAAATTATAACTTATGTTTTTTAATTTTATTTGCTATATATACTGATTCTATAATTGAAAGAAGTGTTTCAAGTTGAACATCATTATCTATAAGTACTCCAAATAAATATCCAAAAAAAATAATTAAAGAATCCATACTTATTTTTTCATCTTTGTAACTTTCTAAAAGATCATAAAAAGCATATTCCAAATAACTTACTTGCTTTTCTATAATTTTAAGTGAGTTTTCATCTGGATGAAAAGTTTCTTTAAAAACTTCTATTATTTTTTGTAAACCGGGATCCATATATCATCAATATAAAAATTTTTATATGACAAATTTAAACATATATATGTCATAATTTTTAAGTTTAATTTGATGAATTTTAGACAATCTGGAAAATATTATGAATATAAAACTGTTGAATTTTTAGAAAAAAATGGCTATAAAGCTATAAGAATTCCAGTTTCTGGAACTGGAAAGCAACCAATTCCAGATGTTATAGCGACTAAGGATAATACAATTTTTCCAATTGAAGTAAAATCAACTTCACAAAATTATGTTGTAGTTGATAATTTTCAAATTGATAAATTGTTTAAGTTCTGTGAGATATTCAATTTTTGTAATTGTAAACCGTTAATACTAGTTCATTATAAAAAATATAAAAATGTCATAATATATAATTTGAGTCAAGATGTCAGAGAAAAAAGTAAAATCAAATTTGCCTTCAGAGCTAACAGCTAAATTGTATTTAGCACTTGACGACTTAACATTAGCATTAGCTACTTGTGATGATGAAAATATTAGAAAAAGTGAAGTTTTTCAAAAAGCTCTAGAAGTTGTAAAAATTGTAAAAGAAATGAGAAATGCTAAAGTAAAATCTGATGAACAAGAAAAATCATAAATTTCAATTTTTTTCAAGTTTAAGAGATAACACATTTGATATAACTCTTTTATGCTAAAATTTTTTTCTTTATAAATCTCTTTACACTCTTTCTTTGCGTAAATTCATATTAAGAAAAATAAAAATATCGAGAGATAAGAGTTTAAAAAGATTTCTTGTAAATTAACGCGTTTGGTTTATATATTCATCATTACAATTTGTTACGCAGTCAGCGAAATAAAAGATCATTAGATGAATTGAAAGCAAGAGATTATAAAAAATAGTGATAAAAAATGTAAATAAAAAAATCGAAAAACAAAAAAGTTTTTACTTCTTCAGTTGAAAACTTCAAAAAAAGAAAGAAGATTTTGACATAAAACAATTTTTACTTTTACAACAACATTTATAATTTTATAATATACATATGATAATAATATGAGTTTCTTATTAAATCTTGGAGATCTAGGTACATTTTTTTCAGATGAGTTATCAGCCCTAGAAAATTTTGCAAATTTCTTAAGCTCTGATTTTATAAACTTTTTTAGTGCAGTAGTGAATGATATTGAAAATATTGTAAGTTTTCTAGGTCAAGCAATTAGTGATATTCCTACTTTTATGCAAAATATTGCTAACAATTTCTTGACTATTTTACAAAACTTTGTACAAACTGCAATTCCAGTAGTAAGTGGATTTTTAACATTTCTTGAACAACAAATTATAAATGTATTTCAAGATTTGTCTTCTTTAGCTTCTACATTTATTAATGATGCATATACATTTTTCCAAGATGTCGTTAATGTATTTTCACAAATAATAAGTGTTATAATTCAAGATTTTCTAAATTTTGTTGGACAAAATATGAAACATATTAGTTCTTCAATTTCACAAATTACTCAATTTCTAACGCCGTTTATTGCACCAATTACAATTGGTAAATTTTTGCCAGCAATAATAGATAAATTAGCTGAAATTTTGCCAGAAGTTGAAATAGATTTAGCACCAGTTGGACTTGGCGGAAAAATTCCAATTAACTTTGGAGAAATTGTAAAAGCGTTTGCTGAAACTTCAGTTGACTTTTTAAATGAAGTAAGAGTAGAAATACAAACTACGCTTAAGGAGTTTATAAAAGAGCCATTTATAAGTGATTTTAAAATTACTGCGAGAGAAATATTTAATGAAATTGGACTTGGAGATTTGCCATTTGCAGATCCACCATTTAGATTAATTGCAAATTGGGTAGGCGCAAGGTCATTTTCTGAAATTAAAGATCATTTAAGAGAAACAATACTATTGACTGGTTTTCCAGCATGGTTCACTGATGCTTATCTAGAAAATCCAATAGATGATTTCGTACCAAGAAATCCACTTTTTAGACCAGTAAATATAAGAGATGTAATTTTAGCGTCTCAATATGGAATTTTAGATTTTAATGCAGTTTCTCAATATGCTGAAAATAACTTAATAACTCCAAAAACTGCTAAATTAATGTATAATAATCAAACTGCAAGACTTTTACAAAGGGCAGTTGAGGAAGGCATTCGACAATTTGTTGTTACTCCTGAAAAAGCTTATCAAGAAATTATAAATAATATTAATTTAGCTGGTAAAGATTTATATCTAAAAGTTTTCTCTCTTGAGTACAATTATTCAGTTCAAAGAATTGTAAGACAATTTCTTAGAAGCCTTTTGTCAAGAGCTTTAACCAATTTTGGAAGACCTTACATAGATTTAAAGTATTTAGAATCAACAGTTCAAAAATTATTTAAAGAACTTAATTATCCTGAAGAAGTTCAAAATGTTTTTAACATAATGATAGAACAATCTCAAATAGTTTATACTAATCAACTTTTATTATCACAATTAGAACAAATTACTAGATTAGGAATATTTGATGAGAAAAAGATAAAAGCAGAATTAAAAGCCAATAATTTTAATGAACAAATTGCGTTAACAATTTTGAATTATGAACTTCAATATGTACAATTACAGCATATCTTAAAAGAATTTCAATTTAAACTTCAAAATTACATTATTAGTTCAAGAGATGCAGAAAAAGAGTTAAAACATCTAGGTTTTGATTCTTCTATAATTTCCGAAATTATTTTTGAATATCAAACAGCCCCATTAACAAAATATCAAATTAGTCAAATTGAAAGTTTAGCTAAAAAAGGATATTTATCAATTGATGAAATTATAAAACAATTAAATTCTCTTAAAGTAATTAAAGAATTTGAAGATGTGTTTATAAATTATGTTAATCAAGAAATTCAAATATCATCAACTCTTTCAATTTTAAAACAACAATTGAGAAACTTCTTAATAGACAATAAAATAGCAGATGCAGAATTAAAGAAATTGAAAGTTAATGATTATTTAATAAATGAGATAATTCAAGAAGAGTATAACATAAATATAGCTAAATTACAATTATCGTTAATTGAAACTATAGCTAAAACGCTTTATTATGATCAAACTCAATTATCTGGAGAACTATCAAAAATTTTGAAAGATAAAACTGCAATTGATTTATACGCTCAAAGATTTTATTATGAATATGTATTTCCAAAAATTATCAATTATTATACACAATTAGCAAGACATGGTATAATTGGAAATATTAAAAATTTACCAAAAGAAATTGTAGATTATGAAATTAATCCAGAAATCCAAATTTTCCAACTTACAACAGAATTAGAATATATAAAGTCTTTATTAAAAGATTTACAAATAACTCCAGATAAAGCAATTCAAGAATTAGAGAAATTAGGAATGCAAAAAGATTTAGCTAATTTAATTGTTCAAACTTACATTCCAAC